TGGGTTTAAGTTGAGTCATTTTGTGTATAAGATGATTACCTTCTGCCCAATGCCCTAACTGTTCTAGAGCATATCCGTGATAACCTTTGCGTTCAAATAAGTAAGAATGATTTATGTGTGGGCCTGTTTTACTAGTCTTACTTAGCATCCAAGGTTTAGCAATAGCACGTCTATAACGTATGTATTCTACTTCGCCCATATTTACTTTGGCATACTCTTGTTCTAGTGGGCATAAGTCATAGCCTGATTGGTCAAACAAATATAACATATCTGCATTAGGACAATGCATCTGCTCTATTGCACAACCCCAGGTTCGCCTGTCAGAAAATTTTTCGTTTGAGATTTCAAACATTATAGTTGTGTTAAATCGTACCCAGAACTACTCCAGTCTCTGTCTTTAGATGCTTGTAATACTTCTTCTTTAGTTACTTCTATAGGCCCGTAAGTTATCGGATATGCACAGCAAGGTACGGGAGGATTTTGTGTGCCTGTTGCATATAGTTTGCCGGTCTCTGTATGTATTTTATATCGTTTGCCGTTGCCAAGTCCTGGCTCATCAAATGCTCTATTGATTACTCCTATATCTTCATAGTCCCACCATTCTTGGACACTTGCTGGTATACCTATTCGATTAGTTGAAATTTTTTCTTCTAGATTGTTTACTCCAGTTCCTCTCCAAACACCTTGGTCTACAATATCGCCGTCTCTAGTTCTATATCCATCTACATAATTAGAGTGCATTTCACCTACTTCGTCTGGATAGTTTTCAAGTATCCATTTTAATTCAAGAGGCCATTCATCCATAGTTTCGTCTATGTTTAGTTCTTTTACTTTATCCCATATTTTTGTGCCGTCCATATTTAATATAGACTCTCCATTCATAGTAGGATACTTGCTAATTGTTTTAACCAATTCGCCGTTATCGTATTTCTTGATATTTTGACCGCCATCAACTGATTCGTATCTGAGGTTGTCACCGAGTGTGAAATGCATTACTCGAGACTCAGGATCATACTGCCAATCGATTTGCATATTAACTTACGCCGCTAGGATCGTTATCGTCTTCTATGTCTAACTCTAATTTATAGTTAGCATCATCTATAGCAGGAACTTCTAAACTGTTTTCCAAGTAATGTTTGGCACTACTCATATATGTTCCTGCTTTGGTAACTTTTGCTTGCCACCAATTAGGAAAGTCTGAATCTGGTAAGTCCCCTAACATTTTAAATAGTTCTACACAGTATTTGCCTGTTTGATATAATTGTCGTCTAATCATATCACGTTCATTGTCGACGTGACCTACTGCTACTTTTTTAACAGTACCCATATCGTGTACTGGATCAATTTCTACATCGTCTTCCATTACAACACTTTCGTTTACCTTGCTTTCAAAATCTAAGTTTGGTTCTTCTTGAGGTTGTTGACCTGGAAGTAATTCCATAAATCTTTTTGCTTTATTAGGCTCTCCAATGATATCACTTAATGCTTTAACCATTGCTGAACCTTCTTGTCTTTCTGCTGGTGCAAGTTTAGTAAAGTCTCCTGCAACCATTTTTTCTAGAGCATTTAGTGCCATACTAATATTATTAACACCTACTTTGTCTCTAATTCTGGATATGTCTCCAGTACTAACCATAGGATCTTCTGAAACTAAACCTGCTAGTTCTTTTATTCTATCTAAATCGTTATTCATTTCTACCTCTTCGTTGTGGTTGTGCCCTGGACACTCGCAGTCTTTTTCCATTTTGCCACAGCCTTCACATTTGTTAAGTCCTTTAGCCTTATTAATAGGAGCCATATGTCTCATATGTCTATCCCACGGATCTTCCTCTGCTTCATCGATGTCTCTGTCTCTGGTGTCTTCTCTAGCACCTTCTAAACCTTTTTGTTGTACCATTGTGATATAATCTTGAATCACTTCGTTTGCATACTTCTCGTCCATACCTTCTGGATCTGGATACATTAAAGCACCTAAATCCTCTATACATTGCTCTTCGCTTTCGCAATTTTGTATTACACCTACGCAATCTGTCATAGCAATATCAAAAGCATTGCCACCTTCTTGTACATATTGTTCTAATGTGTACTCTTCGTCATCGCCATCAACTTTAAACTTAGTACCTTTTGGCATACCTTTTGCTTTTAGGTCTTGTACTTTTTTAGCAAATGCATTACCGCCTTCTTCTACATCACCTTCTTCTAATTCGCCTTGAAACTTTGCTACTACACCTTTGTTGTGAACTAAATCTTTAAGTTCGTTAAAACCTTCTGTTGATTGTAATTTAGCAAGGAACTTTTCTTTTGGTTGAGGTTTTTCAATAATATGTAATAGACTTCTTAATGCCATTGCTTCTGGAACTGAAACTTGAATGTCATCGCCGTCGTCTGTTTTAATATGTTGTACTGGTTTGTACTTGTCTGCATCAACTACGTCTTTGATTGATTCACTATCAATAATTTTTCCTAGTTGGTCATACACACTTTTTTCTTTAAAGCCTGGTCCAAACTCTGCATCGTCTGATGGTAAAGAGCCTGTATCTACTTTGTAATCATCTTCTTTTAATCCTGCGAGTTCTCGCATTCTTTTTAAATCTATTTGTTCCATTTGTTCTTCCTTTGCTAATTTGCTTCTAATTAAATTAAAAACCTCTTCATTGTATTTATCATATAAATCAACAAATGCCTGCTTTGCTGTATCGACATCTCCGCCCAATATATTTCTTATTTCACTTGCACTTTTAACACTGAACCCTGCTACATTAAATGGTTTAGTATCTAATGTAATAACGTATGCTCTTCTATTTTCTTTATCACCTACTGCTCTTATATCTTTTTCTTCTGCAGGTAATTTTTGCAATGCTTTTTCTTTGCCTTTCGCCGTCATTGCTAATCCTGTTGTAGGAAATTGAAATCTAGCATCAGGACCGTCCATATCTTTTTGACTTACTGCCAAATACAGCGAATTAGTGTCTTCGTCTATATCTAAAGCAGTCACATACTCTTCGATATTGTAAGGACTTGTTTTAACTTCCATAATAGCATCTGCGGGAATGCCTGCAAGTATCATCATTTGTTTCTTTTCTTCAAATGTAAACGGCGAATCCGTATCATTTGTTTTGCCTGATGTTGCTATTACTACTTTGGAGTTAGGATATTGATTTTTAAGTGATTCATAAATGGACTTATGTCCTTTATGGAATGGATGAAATCTACCAGGAAACACTACTACAGGCTCAATAGAGTCTGCTTCAAATAGTGCTAATATGTTAAAATTGTAATCCATTAACAGTATTTATCTTATTTAGATAGAAACTGATTGAGGATCCTTTAAGTGTAATGAGTCAGCAGTTACTTGTCCTGTTATAGTTAAGCAGTATCTGGGCCAGTAACCTACGTTACCTGTTGCGTGATATACTCCTTCTCTCCAACAATGTATGTCTCCTATTCTATATTGATGTATAGGTGTATTACCTATTAACACATAGTGACCCCAATTCCAATCATTAAGTTGTACTAAGTATCTAATAACTTCTGCATCATCGCCTACTTTAGCAAAATTTCTTCTATAGTTGTTGTAACTATCTCTATGCCAAGGAATGGATCTTCCCGGAGGTTGTTCTAAAAACATTATTTGTGGATCTTTAAGTCCACTTAACTCTGCCATTTTGTGAAACTCTTCTGGTAAATCATTACGTCTTTGATTGCCGCCTGTGTTATAACTTGTAAAACCTGCACGAGTCAAATCATTATGATATCCTTCCATTATTTCTGCGGCTTCATCGTTATAAGGCTTGCCTTTAAATGAAACTTCATCATATGCATCGTCTGATGTAAACTGTGATGCTGTATTGGCAACAACATCTGCTAAATCTTCTTTTACAAATCTCCCTACATACTGTACATCGACTTCTTTACTTGATGGATCAAAGTGCCAATCAAAATTTTCCTTGTTCCATTTCCAATAACTATCCATAAACTTCCTCTGGTTTGTTTACAAATTTTGTATTTCTAATTAAGTCATAGTCTAATTTGTAAATGTCTTTTATAATATTTAAATCTGCCACGTTTAAAAACTTAGTGCTGGAATAAAAATGCTTGTGGGTTAAGAATTTTAAATTATAAAAATTTTCTATATCTTTTAATACATTTTTATTCATATAAAAATAATCTATATGCGAATCTTTAGGTAATTGTTCTAAAAACTTGTATTGAGGTACAAAGTGTTCGTCATCTGAAATTAATTCATATGATCCATTTTTATTTTTAATTTTAGGAAACTTCCTAAGTTGTTTATCATCGGCTGTAAGATGCATATTTATAGCACTTATAAATCTTTCTAATGGATCTCTTAAAATTGCACAAACTCTTTTGGGTGTTATATCAAAAATGTTTGCTTCTTTCTGCCAATCTTCTGATAATGTGTGTCTAATACTGGTTGTTAAATTCTTTGGTATTAACAGTATTGCTAAATCATTTACTTTATTATATGCACACCGTCTATCCATTATATTTCGAGTTCCTTACTAATTCCTCTGCCATTTCGCCCCACATTCTTCCTGCTCTTGGGCCTTTGTTTTTTGTTCCGTCTGACTCTCCAGGTATCTTTATCCATAAAAGAGCGTCGCATTTATCTACATTTGTATCAGTAGTTGGCAACTCTCCTAAGGCTCTTCCTGGAGGGTTACACCATTCGTTCCCATAAGGACCATTACCATTGCGACTAGTGTCTATTACAAAGTAATCATTGGGACGGTGCTCACAAACTTTAAGTGCCCACTCTGTACATTCTTTTGTTGTCCTATAATTACTTATATTTACACTAAATCCTCTAACTTTGTTATTAGATACGGCATCTAGCAGTTTACCTGCTTCACTAGGATCAAGCCAATTGCTGTGTCCTACGTCTACATATACTATTGCATTAGACTTTTCAGTAAGCATATTCAATGCTGTTTTCATCATTTCAAGCCGCCATAGGGCGTCTGCTTTGCTCATATGAGTAGTATGTGGCAATGCATCTGGCTCAAATATAACTATGGGTTTTCGTTGTCCTATACCTTCTGCAAATTGTTCAATGAACGAATAATAGTATTCTTCTGTTCTAGCACCACCTTTGCTGTATTGACCTACATCTCGTTGGGGTAGATTGTATATACAAAATATAGGCTCTTTGTCTCCTGCACGTTTGTACAATCTTTGCAAACTTTCTTTTAATTTCTTTACTGGACGTTTATCTCGTTGACCATACCATAATGCTAATGGCTGTTTGAATATTATTTTACTTAAAGGGTATTGTTCTTCATAGTCTCTAACACGGTTATAGTCCCATACCCAAAACGGATACTGCATTCTATTTCCTTATTTGACTAAACTTCTTTAACAGTTTATCTCTTTTCTTTATAGCACGTTGTAGTTTAAAGTCGCTGGCATATTCAATGAACAATCTGCCATCCAAGTGGTCGTATTCGTGTTGGAAAATACGTGAATCCCACTCGTCTAATTCTTCTATTACTTCTTTCTTATTGGAGTCTTGATACTTGACCTTGATTGTTTTAGGTCTGGTTAAGTGAATAAACAATGCAGAAAACTTAAACAACCTTCTTCCATAGTTACTTGTTCATCGCTTACATCTAATATCTCTGGATTGTATATTCCAATGTGTCCTTTGGTTGAATGACGCATAGCAAAGAATCTAACAGCATCGCCTACTTGCGGAGATGCTAATCCAATACCATAATTATGTACCATAGTATTAAACATTTTTTCTTCGTGTCCAACTACTTCACCGTCGTTACTCCAAACCAAGTCACTGTTAAAAGGATCTAAGTCTATTTTTACTCTTAGTATAGGATCGTTAGTGGGTACTAAGTTTAATTTTTGTATATCGTTTGCGTCTACTACATCTACCATAAGTTTATTCCTGTTGCTGTTACAAATTCTATTATAACAAAATAAGTAATCAAATGCAAGAGTTGATCCGTTCCGTGTAATACCCAAAACATTTGATCTGCAGAACTGTATTTATTCCTTCGCATTAAATTACTTTTGATGTAATCTATATGATAGTGTAATACAAAATCAAACACAGAAGCAATTAATAGTAGATTTAAATCTATCCCAAAATATAATAAAACTAAGAAAGTTCCTACGCCGTGAGCAACCGAATGTGATAATCCTTTGATGTTTCCGTACTTACCTTTGTTAAGGTACATAAAAGGAAATTGTAAGTAATAATCTATTACTATGTGTTTAATAATAAAGCCAAGCCATAATGTATTCATTATAAGCCTGAGCCGACTCCTTTAGCATTTTTTCGTTCTTCCTGCCATTCCTCATAAGGATTTATTTCGTTAGTTAGAACTTTGTTAAAATATTCTTGTGTTTCTGGTTGACCAATCTTTCCACAGAACCAACTGATTTTGTGCATACAATGTTCCCTTGCTTTGGTCATATTAGGATGTTGAAAGTCTTCAGGATCATTTGGATTGCCTTCTTTGTATACTCTATTTCTAAAAGTATCATCATCGTTGTTGCCTGTAAGGTCAAATCTATCGTGTAAAACATCTATGTCAATTGGTTTTAATACATCTAAAGCCTTTGCTATTGTGCTAACCCAAGCATCGTTTTGTGCATTTAAACTAAAATATCCTATTAGCAAATACCAATCAATTGGCACAATAGGAAACAATGCGTATGGGTGTGGATGGTTTGTTTGATTCATTTTGTATACTGCAAACTTGTCTTCTTGCTCTGCTAATACAGTATCCCACCCTTTTGTTTGTAGTATACAATCATCGTTCCATAACACCAAGTAATCGCCTGATGCATATCCGCATAAAGCATTTACATATTCGTGTAGTTTGCTATATCCCAAAGGATTAAACTTTAATACTTTAGTGTCGTTGTTGAAGCCTTCTAATATCTTAGGTAACTCATTTGCTACATAGTCTGCTGTGTCTTGGTCATCATTGTCTACGCCAATTAATAATTCAATCTCTGAAGGATTATCTGCTGTTTCCATAATGCTGAGAATGGACTTCTCTAACATTTCTTTTCTTTCCCTTGTGGGTATTAAAAATGATGTTCTCATATTATTTCTTCTTTGTTACCTGTTCCATTTCAACTGGAGCCGCTGGTTCAGGTGGTATTTGGTTATTTGCTACTTGTGGAGTTCCGCCTTCTGGTAGTAATCTAATTGGTCTGTTATCCATACCGTGTTTGTATAGTTCTCCTACGTTAGACACATTGTCTCCTCCAATAATTTTTCTAACGTTGCCTCTAAATGTGTAATGACCACTATGATTAAGTGCTACTCTAGGGTCTAACCAAATTTCCCCTCCCATATCTTGCCAACGTCTGCAGAATGTATAGTCCTCTGACAAGTAACGTCTGCTGTCTGGATCAATTATACAATCAAATAGTGCATACATAAATGGTTCAAATTTAGGATCAATATTCAAATCGTTGTTATATTTAAATTCAGGATGCTTGTCAAACATTTGTTGTATTGTGTCTCTTCTAATACACATAAACCCTGTGCCGCCATCTAATAATTTTATTAAATTATCTGTAATTCTGATATTAGGCATTTTGTTGCCATCTTCATCTTTTTCAAAATCAAAATTTACAACATAGTTTGAACTATGTCCTTCAATAGTGTTAGGATTTTCACTAGGATCTCTTCTAGCCGCACTAATAATACTGTCCCAATTGATTGCTTTTTTAGGATAGGCGCCAACTGTAATAGGCTTATCGTATGCCATCATTCTTAAAACATCTTCTGGATTAAACTCAATATCAGCATCAATAAAAAATAAATGTGTTGCTGTGGTATTCTCCATAAAGAAACTAACTAGTGTATTACGTCCTCTTGTTATAAGGCTTTCGTTTGCTAGTGTGCTAATAGTGTATTGAATATTATACTGAGCACACATTAAAACCAGTTTCATCATACTTCTAAAGTAAGGTTCTAGAATTTGTCCGCCATAACAAGGTGTAGCAATAAACAGGTGTTTATTTTGAAAAGATTCAACAGGTATTTCAATTTTTCTTTCTAAAAGATTATATAAGGTCTGTTCTTGTGGAGTAAAAGATGCTTTTCGTTCTGATGCTTTTTTAGACTTTAGTTTGCCTGAGGTCTTTTTCTTTCTAGGTTTGTTTGACATAGTGTTCCTTTGAATTATTTATTAAGTGTATTTAACCGTGTGCAAACCTTTATTGAGTCTAAAACCGGCTGTTTTTTATTTGTTCTACTTTATCTTTTTGCGTTTGTATAAATTTATCTAAGTTGTTCCTGTTGTGTTCTATCTTAGGTAGTAGTCTACTATAAACTTGATTTAAATCTACATCTTTTAGTTGCTCTAAAACTCTATTAATCATTTGTATTTGTGCGGGCCATTGCATTTCATTATTATATTCTATATCAAAATCTTCCCAAAACAATTCAAACCCTTGCTGTTTTAAAAAATCGTTGATGTATATGTTTGAGAAATGTAAGAAAGGTCTCATACCATATATAGGCTTCCAAGTCTTTTCACTTATAAAGATATTATTAGGGTCTCTCCATTCATATTGTGTTTCACTAACTATATTAATTAAATGGCTGTTCCACACTTTCATATCTCCCAAACTGTTTATGTCATTTGGAATATCCCAATCTCCTTTTTGTTCTTTGCCTAATGTAGCAGTACCAAATGCTTGAAACTTCTGTAATGTCTGGTAAAGATCCCAACGTTGTCCTGTGTTCTTTCTTTGATAGCATAAAAAAGATTTAGTAAAGTCTCCAGTAAGTTCTTCTTTGGTGTACTGTTTAAATTGACCTGACTTATCAAACCCTAAACACCAATAGTTTAAATAGTCATCTGTATTACTGCCAACCACTCTAATGTTGTTTCTTTTGTTTGCTTCTGTTAGGTGCGGTAATAAATTAGTATTGTTCTCTCCTGGGAATACAGGATCGTAGCAATTGAATACTAACACATTGTCTGCTGTGCTGTTTAAGAAGTCGTAGAAAGGTAGTTGTTGCCAACTGACTGTTGCAACTGTGTGACTATCATCTTTAAACTGTTCTAACCAATTAGCAAAATTACTAACTGATTTGTCAGGATGATTGATGCTCTCTTGTATCAAATCCATAATGTTTTGTAAAAAAGGCGAGCATACACCCGCCTTCTGTATTATCTACATACGTTGGTTTAAGTCGCACGTTTTGACTGCAAATATTGGTTTTTAGTTTTAAGAGTCTCCAACCTCCCGGGCACCCGGGTAACCGCTCTATGACTGGCACCGCATAGGAGGATCGAACTCCTGTTGCCGAGATGAAAACCCGGTGTCCTAACCACTAGACGAATGCGGCAAAATTGAGCAGGCAGTACACCTAGGGATAGACCCAATTTACGAAATACCACTCGGGCCTGCTCTAAAACGGAGAGGGTTCTTATGTTTCATTCTCCTTGCTACTATTATACTAAAATCGTATAATACTGTCAACCATTAAGCAACTTCTAACATTGACAAAGGAACATTATAACGACCCTCTGGCAAAGTAACTATTGCTTTCTTGATGTTTACTTTTTCAACAATACCCAAAGTACGTTTAGTTTTTTGAACTACATACACTTTGTCACCTACGTTGATAGAAGCCTTAGCCTGAAGTGTCATTGTGCTTCTAGTAAAGTCAATTAGTGAAGTCAACTCATCGTGAGTGAATCCACCTCTTGCAATTTCTTGTTTGATTTGATTTAAATTCATTAATTACTCCTACTTAATTAAACTATACATATATTATACTAAATTAAGTAGGTAGTGTCAACCGAATTAGTGGCGGTCCGACGGGGAATCGAACCCCGAACGCCGCCGTGACAGGGCGGAATTATAACCGTTTAACTACCGGACCGGTTAATGGTGGAGCCACGGGGATTCGAACCCCGGACCTTCTGGTTGCAAACCAGACGTTCTCCCAACTGAACTATGGCCCCTTAGATTTATTTGATTGCTGTATAACTATTAATTTTTTTAGCAACTCTGGCAGAGTTCTTAGCAATGTTCTTGCTAATTTGTTCTGCATTCTTTCTAATGTTAGCACTTATTTCTTGTGCATTTTTCATTACATTGTCACCAACATTGTTCCAATTAAATGAAGTGTCTGCTTTCTTTTTGCTTACTCTCTTCTTTGTTGTCTTTACTGTTGTTGTTTTTGCCTTTGGCATAATGTGTCCTCTTAATGGTGCTGAAGGAGGGAATCGAACCCCCAACCTACTGATTACAAATCAGTTGCTCTACCGTTGAGCCACTTCAGCACTACTAGATTATTTATAAATTAAAATATTACAGGCTAAATATTATGGTATGAAGATATCAACACTTAGGGCAAACTTTAAATTTCCAAGAGGCTTTGTATTTTGTCGTAAAACTCATAAAATATATCTACCATTTGAAAGAGTAGGATCAAAGTTTGCTTTTCCTAAATTTGAAGAAATGTTTGAAGCACCTTGGAGTATGAATGATTATTACGATGAAAATCATTTGAATGCTAGGTGGGATATATTACTAAAGGGATTAGATGATATAGATGTTTATCCTGTAATGCTTACAAGATGTCCATACGAAAGATTTATTAGTGCATTTGAAGTTATAGTTTTAAAGGATCAGCATTGGCCCGAGAATTTATTTGATTTTAAAATTAGAAGACTCTATAATTTAAAACCATACCTTAACCTTGTGCCTTCTAATACTGAAAAAATCCTAGAAGCATTTGATTTGTTTACTAAAATTATATGCGAACATCAAATTGACTACAGTTTCACAAATCCTATAACAGAAAATTTTAAAGACCTCAATTTATTAAGTGAAATTCTAATAATTGATTTATACAAATTTACAGAAACATCACACAATAAAACATATACCAAAGAAAAAATGTCTAAGATAACAAAGCAAGAATACTTTGCAAATCCTTTAACTAGAGAAATATTTTACAATAGATTTAAAGAAGACATAACTAGGTTTGGCTACAGTCTATAACACAGTTATAAAGCAAATTTAAGATAAATATTACTGTAACTACTTAGGAGTAACAGTAACAAATGGCTAATAAAACACCATACGAAATTAGGTTAGAACTAATTCAAGAAGCAAGATTAATTTTACAAGCACAAAGTTCAAAACCTGAATTTATGCCTTCGACTGAAGATGTTGTTGCTGAAGCAGAAAAACTTAACGAGTTTGTTTCTAAAAAACCAGACGTTAGATAATATCCTTTTTATTCTTTGCCTTTCGAGGAATCACCTTAGATTTATCTTTTTGAACTTTATGTCCATACGGAGTGTCGTGAGTAAACAACTCACGGTGTGCTCTAGACTTGGGTACTGACTTTTTCTTTTTCATAACGGTATTTATTATACAGAAATAATTAGACTTGTCAAGAACAATAGTCCACTAATTGCACCTAAAAATAAAAGTGCTACAAGGAATGCAAATAGAATTATTCGAGAGGGTGTTATTTTAAAAGGCTCGCCTGCTTTGCCTACGCCTATTACAGCCTTAAATGCTTCAACAATCAAAACCAAATACTGTTTAACCAGAACACAGCCAACATCATACCAAATGCACCTATCTGAACTATTGCTGGTATAACAACAAACATCTTCATAACATCGAAGTCGCCTGTCATAAAAAAGTCTTCACCGTTTTGCCAGTTGTGAACTTCTTCTGGTGTTGCTTCTGTATAGTTTTTAACTTCTTTCATTATTATCTCTGTGGATGCCAGGGTTGTATCCAGTATTTAAAAAATACTCTTAGTAGTTTTTGCATTACATTTTCTCCTCTTGTACATAATATATTGTATTGATATCTCTTAATCCGCGAAGAACACCTGCTATGTTATCAGTTTGCGTTGCAAAAAGTAATAATACATAGCAAGCCAAGTTCTTCATACCTGCGGTACAACTCCACCGACTGCCAATAAAAAGATAGATACAAGGGTCACTAATTCGATTGAATCACGTATAGATGTTGTTGTTACTGTTTTTAATTGTTTTTTTACTAACTCTGTCATTTGTTTCTCATTGTTGCCCAAATCAAAACACTGACATTCTACCGAGTAGTAGTCTGAAAAATTGTATCTTGTAAGGGAAATACTATATTACAATAACTTATAATGTAATATTAATTGTATTTATAAAATGTTTTAAGATAAGGCCCGTATTTAGGCAGTTTTTGATATCTGTATATCTGATAGGTTATTGCAATAGTCAAATGGACAAACCGTTCCACTTGGTTCAGGCATTTCAAAAGTGTCATTGTAAACATTTCCATAATCTTTTGCACCACACCAACTGCTTTTGACATCACCTTTCATATCAATATTGAACTTTTCCATTCCAATACTACACTTCATACCTTTAAAGGTATTGAGTTTGTCATTACTATTTGATCCAACTCATAGTATAAGGTTTTGTCATCGTATTCAAATGTTATTAACCAATCACTTGGGTGTGGTTTAGGTGGAGGTGGAGCATTGGGGTCTGGTGGTGGAGCATCTGGATTCTCTAACCAACTTTGCTTTTGCATTATAAACAATTCGTCACTGGTATAATCATAAAAGTTCTGCCCCATTCTAGCATTTCTATTGTTTAATTCTTTTACCAGCATAGTTTTAACATTGATGTTTACATTCCAATAGTCTTGCGTACTTCCTTGTTTAAAACAATCTCGTATCAAATAACTTATTCTATCGCACTCGTGTACTTTGCCTTCTACTCCTGCTAAATGAAAACTACAATATATTGAATCTTTTATTTCCTCAACTACTTCTATCATATGATTGTAGTCCAGACTATCTATGTGGTAACTGTAAACTATTTCATCTATTAAATGTTTTGCTTCATTCCACCATCTAACTGTTCTACTACCATTAGTAAACATAAATGTTGTAACGTTGTTGTAGTTTGTTTTAATATGGGATAGCAGTTCAAGTATACCAGGCATTACTGTTACTTCACCGCCTATGAACTCTATAGTTATATGGTCTTTATGTTCTGCAAAGACAGGCAAGAACTTGTCAACTGCATCGATATATTCTTGTATTGGTCTCCAAGGATAGGAACCATTATGCAATTCGCTAGGACAATATTCGCAACTAAAGTTACAACTGTTGCCCAAACTCCATTGAATTCGAATTGTGTGACTTGCGTCTTTACCTAAAGGACTTACTACTCTTTTAAGAATAGACACATCTGCTTAAGGCTTCTGTTCCGCCGAATAAGTAAATGCGTGGAAGTTCCTTTCACTAAATGTACCATCACCGTTATCAACTGTGTAGACTTCCTGAGCATTAATAACGTTTGAACTATTAACCTCAGAAACAAATATACCAATGTTAAAGTGTCTTGGGTAAGCAACACCATTTGCATCTGTACCAATTAGTACAAAGTTATAAAGTGTATCTGCACTTATGCCTGACATTGAAGTTGAGTCTGCTGTAATTCTGTTGTTTGCACCATCAAGTGTAAAGATGCTTGGTAAACTAGCATAACTGGCTGATGTTATAGTAACACCTGATCCAATATCTAAATCAATACTAACTGAATCTGTCTTTAAGAAGTTACCTAAAGATCCTGCAGGACTATTCCATACAGTTGCATAGTAACTATTTTCTAAATACACAATGTTATTAGGTGTAGTACTATATGTAGATTCATCTCTGAATAGCATACCTGTTAGTGATTGTGAAACTAAGTAGTTTTTAATACTTTCTGAATCAAGTGTGCCATTCGAACTATTTTTTTCAATGGCTATAGCCGCCGCACCTGCTACAATGGCACAAGAACAACTTGTTCCACTTGATAGTCTATAGTCAGATGTAGTATTGTGTGTAGCAACTGTTACATTAACACCTGGAGCAAATAAATCTAATTGCTCACCATATGGGTTAAGTCCTGTTCCAGTTGAATCTGATCCTGGAGGAAAGTTAGTGAAAGATGTCATAGCATCTGTTTGGTCACTTGCGCCTACAGTAATAATAGTATCTAAACCTGCTGGGGAGAAGTCGTTTATGTCTTGTCCGTGGTTTCCAGCCGCCGCAACTATAACTGTGTTTTTATTTGTTCTTAACCATTCGCACACATAATCAATTACGGGGGATTTGTTTGTGTACCAAGGTGTACAAATTACCTGGGGCAATGTTCTGTATCTGAACATTTCGTTGTTCAAAGAAACGTTTGAAAATCTAATAGTATTATCTGTAGTTGATAAGGCGTCCCACTCATTTTCAATATAAATAATTCTGCCTATTCTGTATGCTTCAATCTCATTAAAGCCTTCAACTATGTCTTTAAGGTCACCAATACCGTCTGCATCGTGAATCTTACAGTTATGTAAGTGTGCATCTCTGGCAACACCTACTGTCTCTCCAACAATCAAACTAGCCATTGCAGTACCGTGTCCTGTTGCGTCTTGATAGTCGCCAGTTAATGTTGTGTGAACATTTTTAATTGTTGCATTAGCAAATTCGTCGTGGTCAGCATCGATACCGCCATCCATTAAATATACGTTTACGCCATCACCTGAATAGGTTGCGTCAAATTCTGTTCTTAAAGGTAAATTTCTAGTTACCAATCTTTGCAAATGCCAGTGACTTGTTGTTTCACTTGTTACAAATGAGTTTGCTGAAGTACCTTCTTTAAAATCAAATCCAGTTAAACTATCTATACTATCAACATTGGCTGATGGAACATCAACTAATAGTAAGGATTTATTGTCTTCTGTCAGTTCATTATATCTTTTTGAGACTGTACCACCCAGTCCCGTGATTGCCGTATTGGCAGTATCGCCTGCCTGGTCAATTTTAACTATGAATTCTGCCATTCTTTTTCCCCGAGTTGTTTATATTCGTTTATAATATCTATTTCAAGTACAGGAATAGATATTATCTTTTCAAGATGTTTTCTAAATCTATTGTCAAAAACATCGTGTTGTTCATTATATTTATCTACATAGTAACGTTTTACTCCTTCGAAGCCGGTATATTTGTTGCTTTTAGGAACTACATCAAACCCTCCTGCAGAGTAATAATGCTGTCTTTGTAAGTAAAACATCTGCATTTGTAGGTAGTTTCCAGTTTTATTACTTTTTAATATATTGTAAACTGCATCATTTAATTCCACAGTATTTATGGATTTGTCTACTATCTCATCATTTAGTGTATTAACGTCAACCCTAGTTTTTTCATACAAGTCTCTGTACTTTAATAATGTTTTATCTACATTAGATAAATGTGTTTGTTTAATTGTTTTGTAAGTGCATAATGCTAAAGATGTGTTATAATAATGCAAGTTTCCTAAATCACAACCTTTATCACTAAAGAATAAATCATACACCATAGAATTGTTTTCTGGTACAAGTAATGGTTTTTCACTAAATTTACCTTGTTGACTCATTATTGGTGTAAAAAAGTTTCCTCCTATTGCTAAATCCTCTCCTATTATATCAAATAATTTTAAATGTAAACATAATTGAGGACTAGTACATTTGTAAGCCGTTCCATAACTAATAAACTCACCGCTATCAAAAAAGTTAGCAAAGTTTATATCAATATATTGATATGGTATGTCTAACTCTTCGCAAGTTTGTACGGCATATTGTATATCATAATCATTATAACATATACCGTTGTCCATCCATCTGCCTATCAAACATTTAACTTTTTTGTGTTTGTGAAATAGTCTAAGCATTATATCACTGTCTAGTCCACCACTACAACATAATGTAATATTTTTATGACCACTAGTTGCTTCTAGTATATTGTCACTCCAACTTAAATCGTTAATTGTTTTATCTTTGAAATTATACATTACTCTATTTGTAATGTTATCTATCAGTATTGTTTTATCTTGATAATCTCGTTGTTCCATATTATGCCAATCCGGCAAATACGTTAAATGAACCGCTCATAATAGGATGACCACACGATGTAAGGTCTCCCATTCGTGCTACAGGTCTACCATTAAAAAGCACAGCCATAGGTGGTGAAAATGCACCTGTTACAATTTTACTTACCGCACAGGTTGGAACGTCTGGGGCCGGTGGATGAGGTGCTATTGAATCTCCTAGTAATGCGGCTGGTAAACCGTTTACTAGCACAGGACCAAACGGAAGTACTGAGCCTGGGCCTAATATAGGTCCAATTGCCATATCTATTCCAATTCTTGCTACTGGTCTCATACAAGTATTTATCTATTGTAAATACTAGCCTGTTAAGATTTGTTTGTCAGGTGAGGAAGGTCTAATAATATTTGATGTACTTTGCTGATATGCATCTGCAACTTCAGAATCTGTTTCAACTAATGCCAAGACACTATTAATATTAATTGTTGTAGGACCAGGCTTACAACTAAAGATCCAAGGAACTAATCCAACTCCGCCTTGTGGTGTAGGACTAAGTGCTAATGGTTTATCGATTGATAAAGAAGTATCATCAGCCTCTTGAAAACTAGCAACGACTTCTTCGCCACTTGCTAATTTAATTGTTATGGTATCGTGTTTTGTTAATTTGTCTAGTATTGCTTTCATACAACTACTTATGTTGTATTATAAGTTGAAGCCTTTGAAAGTGGTGTCGTCAACGTCTTGCTTAGTGCCGCCAATTACATAACTACTGATTTCTGTTTCTTGAGGTGCTACTTGTACACTACCACCGGTTATCCAAGATTGAGTCCAAGGTAAAGGATTTGTTCCTGTGCTGTATGGAGTATCTAAGCCTACTGCTCTCATTCTTTTACCAGCAATAAACTCTACATACTGCTTTAACAGTTCTGCATTAAGTCCAATAATACTTCCATCTTTGAACAAATAGTCTGCCCATTTCTTTTCTTGTTCAACAGCATCAAAGAACATCTGTCTGCATTCTTCTATAGATTCTTTGGCAATTTTTTCAAAGTCTTTGTCTTCACGTGGAAGAAGTTTTAGCATTTGTTGGGTGCTAGCCAAGTGAACGTTTTCATCTCTAGCAATAAATTTAATAATTTTTGCATTACCTTCCATTCTTTTGAGTTCAGCAAATGCCCAACTACAAGCAAATGAAACATAAAAACGTACACCTTCTAATATGTTTACACTCATTAAGCATTTCCAAATACGTCTTTTATGCTCATACTCGTCATACTTTTTACTACCTTGTTCTCTAAGTCTATTGTATTCTATCAGTTTATCATAGTTTTCTGTAATACTATCTGCACAATCACATATCTCTTTGATATCTAACATCTCATCAAAAACTTTGCTTGGGTCAGGATATACGTTTCTGATAATATGTGTATAACTTCTACTGTGAATAGTTTCACTGAATGCCCAAGTTTCAATCCAGGTCTCTAATTCTGGAATACTAACAATAGGCAAAAAAGCAAGATTAGGTGAACGACCTTGTACACTATCTAATAGTATTTGCCTTTTTAAGTTACTGGTAAAAATATGTTGCTCAAAGTCTGTTAGGTCTTTGAAGTCTTTACTGTCCTTGGTAATATCTACTTCTTCTGGACGCCAAAAAAAACCTAACTGCTTATCTGTTAAGTTATCAAACTGTTTGTACTTTAATGTATCAAACCTTTGCATTCCAAGTCCACCATTGGTGTCTAAAAACATCTTAGCCTTTGTGTGGTCTGATTTATTTTTTACGTCTAATACACTCATTTAAATTTTACAACTCTCGCAATCTTCGTCATCTAGTTCGCCTGCCTCTAAGTCAGGTAGTTTGTCATCTTTGTTAATATCTATCTCACCTTGTCCATCGTATGTGTTATTGTAATATAACTGCTTACCGCCATACTTATAAAACATTAGAAGATCCTGAATCAGCACACTCATTGGTACTTTTTCATCTTCATAGTGTTCAGGATTGTAAGAAGTATTTACCGAAATCCCTTGGTCAATGTACTTTTGAAGTACAGCCATTATTTTTAAATAACCTTGTGGGGACTTCTGCTCCCATAGTAAATCATATTTATTTTTATAATATGGGAAGCCTGGTACAACCTGTTTGAGAATACCGTGTTTGCTTTGTTTAATACTTACAAAACTTCTTGGCGGCTCAATACCGTTTGTACTGTTACTAATTTGTGCAGACGTTTCACTGGGCATAAGTGCCATCAATGTACTGTTTCGAATACCTGTTTCTTTAAGTTGCTTACGCAAACCTTTCCAGTCCAATCTTTCTTTGTGTTTAACTAAATCATCGACATCTTTTTTGTATGTCTGGTTAGGTGTTATGCCTTGTCCATATTTTGTTTCTGGTGTGCCAGGACAAGCACCTTTTTCTACTGCGAGATCGGCACTTGCTTTAATTAAACTGTAACTCCAAACTTCTGCCCATTCGTCAACTAATTCTAAGTTAGGATCTTGATAATTTGTATCATTCTTTGCTAACCAATATGCAAAGTTGATAATACCAATACCTAGTGGACGTCTTTTCATTGTGCTGAGTTGTGCCGCTAGTACTGGATACTCTTGATAGTCAAGTAATTCGTCTAACCCTCTAACAGCAAGATTACATACTTTCTCCATATCGCTGAAATCTTTTATTACTCCCCAATTGATTGCACTCAAAGTACACAAACTAATTTCGCCTTCTTCATCTGAAATGTTGTTCAAAGGTTTTGTGGGTAAATCAATTTCACAACATAAGTTACTTTGTCTGATAGGTGCTACTTCCTCAATAAATGATCCGTGTGTATTTGCGTGGTCAACATTCATCAAGTAAATTCTGCCTGTGTCTTTTCTTTCTGATACAAACGAACTAAACAATTCAATAGCAGGAATAGACTTCTTCCTAATACTGGTTTTACGTTCTGCCGCTTCATATAATTCTTTAAACTTGTCTTGGTCTGTAAAGAATGAATCGTAAAGTCCAGGAACATCTTTAGGTGAGAACAATGTGATGTTGCCACCGCTGATGAGCCTTTCATACATAAGTTTGTTAAACTGTACACCATAGTCCATATGACGTACACGATTGTCTTCTGTGCCTTTGTTGTTCTTTAGCACCAGTAAGTCTTCAACTTCTAAGTGCCAAATTGGGTAATATAAAGTGGCGGCTCCTCCCCTTACTCCACCTTGGGAGCAACTCTTAACCGCCGATTGAAATAATTTATAGAAGGGAATAACGCCTGTGTGAGTTGCGTCTCCGCTCCTAATAGGTGAGCCAATTGCTCTTATGTTACCAGCACCAATACCGATGCCTGCCTTTTGGCTTACATACTTTACTACAGCACTAGACGTTGCGTTAATGCTATCTAAACTGTCATCAGTTTCAATTAATACACAACTGCTAAACTGTCTTTGCGGTGTTCTAACACCTGCCATAACTGGCGTAGGTAAACTAATTTTGAATGTACTAATAGCATCATAGTATGCTTTTACATATTGTAATCTAGTTTCTGCTGGATACTTGCTAAACAAAGTAGCCGCAATCATCATATATGCTACTTGTGGTGTTTCGTAAATTTGACCTGTTGCTCTATTCTGTACTAGGTACTTACCACGGAACTGTTCCATAGCCGCATAGGTTAATACCTCATCTCTGTCGTGCTTGATGTATGTTTGCAGAATATTGATTTCATCTTTGGTGTATAGTTTTGTAAATTCTGAATCATAGAATCCTGCATCAATGTTTTTATCTATAATATCACATAAGCAAGGTGGCTCGAACATACCATACACTTGTTTTCGCAAATGATAGTTGATTAGCCTACCTGCTACATATTGATAGTTAGGAGTATCTTCTGAGATAAGATCTGCGGCACTTTTAATAAGTGTCTCTTGTACATCTTCAGTCACAATGCCATCATAGAATTGTATATTACTACTTATTTCAACTTGGCTGGCACTAACACCTGTGATGCCTTCACAAGCATATTGTACTACCTTATGTAATTTATCGATATTTAAATCTTCAAGAGTACCGTCTCGTTTTCTTACCTGCATTATGAGACCTTATTGACTATCGACTAATGCTTTGAATTCTGTGAATCCGCCTATTTTTTCACCATCGACTATAATTTGTGGGAATGTTCTAGCACCTGGAAAAGTTTCAAATAACTCTTCTCTGCTAAAGTCTTCATCTAACATTTTGTATGTTAGGTCATATCCTTTTGATTCTGCTAGTGCTTTTGCCTGAATGCAGTAGGGACATTGTTGTTTGCTGTATATTTCTACTATCATTAGTTTACTTTCCTTTGTATGTCTGAATTATTTCCTATCGTGTTAAAGATTAGAAAATCTTCCTTTATGTTATTATAATTATCTATCTTGCCAGGTGTAATATTAAAACATTGATTGTCTATCATAAAAACTAATCCTGCTTGACCAGTGATATGATTATCTACTATATGCCAAGTTGCATTATTATAGCACACTTTGTCTAGTGCTGTCAACGTATCAAATAATAAAAGATTAACACCGCTATAACAAAACATTTTGTTTGCTAAGATATCCCAGCAATCAGGCCAAGATTTGTGAGTGTAATAATCAAAATTGTTACTATCATATTTAACCAAATTGAAACATTCAACTATGGTTTCAGGGGAACTAGAGGCGTGAATTTTTCTGAAGTCTCTCCAGGCGTCTAATCGTTTTTGAGGTGTGGTATGTCTATCTAATATCATCCAAGCCATTTGCGGACAATAAACTTCATATTGACAGTTTGTCCTGTGGCATTGGTTGTACTAGTTACAATGTTTGAACCGGAGAACGCAACACTGAATGTCACTCCTCCTGATATACCATTAGATATTTCTACCCCTTGGTCATCTATTGATGCTACTGAATTTGTGCTGTCTGCTGTGATGAATAACTGTCCTGTTTTCCTATAATAAGTTGCTCCACTTACATACTTTAAACTGTACTCTACTACAACTACGTCATTGATTGTGCTGTCAAAAGTTAAGTCTGCATTTGTAGTTGGGCCACCATTTGGAACACTTGTTTGTAATGGTTGACTAAACAATGTTGCGGATGATGTAGAAGACAATCCAGTAAGCAACTTCAAGTTGGTATTAAGATCCATTAAACCTTGTATTTCAGAACTTGTGGTTTCATAATACAATTTGTTTGCTAGGTCTACAAAATTTTGTGCTTCACGTTTTCCTAAAAACGTAATCTCTTTTGTGTCTGTGTTAATAGATGGAGAATAAACACTTGTATTTGCACTGGCAGGGTCTCTTGCATAATGACTTGCATACTGAATATCATTAACAATATTTACTGTGTTAGATCCAACTAAGTCATCTAAATACTTTTCAAGTTGCCCTTTGATAGAATTATCTGCTTTAGTAACAGAACCGCCTGACATTTGTAAATTTGCAGGTATGTTATCAAAAGTTACATCTAACCCTGTGTCACTTGACAAATATATTCTATTGCTATTTGTAGGGACTTCATATGCCTTTATAAATGTATTAGAACTATTAACTGCATTAATAATAGCAGTAACATTACTTAAACCATTTAAACTAATATTTGCATTGTTATTTGCATTTGCTGTTTCACGTACATCAATTGTGTCCGAAACGCCTAAAGGAGTAGTTATACTAATATTTCCTGATGATTCAACAAATGGCGATAAATGTATATTAGAATTCAACGCAATCCAACCTGTGGAGTTTACACTATCATACACTACTTGGTCACTCGATATCTGTCTGTGGGTTGGAATATTGTATTCTTCATAAAACCCTTTCGATCCACTTGCTCCTATGTTGCTCGTAGACTCTAACAGATGTCGCACAGCGACGTTTCCGTAGAAGTTTAGAGTAATAGTATCACTTGATGCAGGTGTTTGCCCAAACTCAATTTTTTGTACTCCAGTTTGATTTGTACTGCTTTCAATTCTATATTGATTACTGTTTAAACTTGATTTGTTCGTAACAGAACTGGCCTCAAGTAGTTCTCCATTTTTCATAACAACAACATCCGTTGCAGTAAATCCTGCATTGGTTGTTTGGTTTTGAATAATAGCAGTATTTGTGCTGTTGGTTATTGCTGTTCTAAATACAGGTCCTGCGTATAGATGACCTGCACTATCGTTACAATCAAATGTAAACGAATCTGTTACGCCGTCAAACTCTGATGAGCCTAACTTTTTACTTGGTAATGTGAATCTTATAAAATTATTGTTTATGAAGTTGTTAGCATAGGTAACACCACTTAAAACATTGTTGACTGTTGCAACATTATGTTTGAGTCCAGTTGTATCGTAGTCTGGATCTAATCCAATATATACTTCATTACTGTCTGTTGCTAATCCAATTTCACCTGGACGTAATGGAGAAGGTAGGTCTGCTTTTAAACCTCTTCTATTTTGAATCCTCGATATTACTATTTTTGCCACTTATTAAAACTCCGTTAGTGTAAGTATTTATCATTTCTGGAGTTTGTAATAATCTTCTAATCTCTGTAACCATTTCTTTGTATACTCTTCGAACTCGTCACCTTCTATTGTAAACTCTTTGAAATCTCCTTCTCTGTCTATCATAAAAATAGTTACTCTGCTTATGTCTGTATCAAACATTTCATTGTGTGCAATAGCATACGCACACCCCTGCATAAAATAATCTTCAATCCATTCTCTTTTTTTAATTTTTCTTGCAGTTTTAAAGTCTATGATAGTAGGCTTGCCTTCGTAAACTCCTATGCAGTCACTAGTTCCAGCAAATAAACCCTTTGCAATTAACCCTACCTCAACACCCCATATCTCATCTACTTTACTAACACCTTCAGTAATCATATTGTTTACCATAGGTTTAGCCATTTCTGAGATAACATTGTTGCCTTTAATCTCATAATCTTCGCCTAGTATATATTTTTCTATAGCATTGTGTACTTTGGTACCTAAGCCTGCGGCTTCAGTGCTGATACGAGTTGCTTCTTGTTCTCCTACACGTTTACGCCAAGCAATTAATCCTGATTTATCTCCTGTTGCAGATAGAATAGTTGTGACACTAGGCACAGGATTATTGTCGTCTCCTGTATATTGTCGTTGTCCGGATTTTGCTGTTACTCTTTTTAGAGTAGGGTATTCATATTTTTCTTTGAGAAGACTTACCAAGTTATTGTCCATATAAGTGTGTTACCTGTTGTTGAGTTATTACTTATACTTACCGTATATCCTAAATCAGTGAAGTGTTTTTTGACTATGTTGATTTGGTCACTCTTGTTTGCGTCTGTTGTAACACCATTATATGCTTGGTAGTATGATACTCCTGTTGTAATGGTTGTGCCTGTGCTAACACTAACTGTTAGGTTACCGGCATCTACTTGGGTTAATACGTTGGCTTCTAATGCTCGTATTTCATTTAATATGAGACTGCTATCTCTTGTTTTCTTTCTTGCTTCTGTGGCGTTAATAAAAACTGTACTCATACTAGGTCGTCCTTAACACCTGCCATAGCATTATCGTTTGCCATATCTTGTACTCTGTCACCTAATTCGTCTTGTCTTTCAGCAGACATATCTATTACATCTGCTTCAGTATCAAGAACAATTTCGTTACCTTGTACATCTTTTACTGCAGGTATTTCTTTTAATATTGTTCTAAGGTACTCATCATCTATGCTGTGATTCATATCTGTGAGGTTTTTTATTAGTTTGTTAAAGTCTAGGCTAAGAAGATTTCTTCCTTTAGCCACAAATATCATATCACGTATATCTGACTTCAAAGCAGAGTCAGAATCTAACTCATTAATGATATGAAAGAGTCTCATTACTTGAGTTCTCTACCTAAAGGGTCATCTACAGGACCTGCATTAGCATCTGCACCTGCAAAGTCGTCTAACTCATCTCCGCCCATATCGTCCATATCGCCCATATCGCCTATTGGATCTATTTGAGCGTCTGGATCTTCCATATCTGTTGATATCAAAGGTTCTGCTCCAGTAACACCACCAATAGCACTATCGACTTGTTCTTTGGCATCTTTTAGTTGATTTAATAATCCTTCTAATGCTGATCCAACGTTTTCACCAAATGGTTGTGCTTTCTCAATACCTAATTGACCTCTCATTTGGTCAACAATAGCAGGTAAATCTTCGTTGAATGCTCTACCTACATCTTCTACTGCATCTTGTATTTGGTCACTTAATGCTCTTGCGGCTATTATTACTTCTGCTTCTTCTACTTCAACATCTTCAGTAATAAATTCTTCTGGATTATTTTCTATGTATTCGCTAATTAATTTAAGAGTTTCTGCTAATTTTTGCTCGTCTAAACTTTTCAGGAACTTCATAGCATCTGGAACAGATGCATCAATGCCTTTGCTTTTTAAAATGCTAACCATTGCTTTAGCCTGAGACCTGTCATCTCCTGAAGCACTTGAACCTAATTTTCTATAGGCGTGTTTGTACTTAGGTAACTTGCCGTCGACTGCATCAGTATATTCACTGCTTACAACTTCTTCTTCGGCTCCACCTTCTTGTAAATTGCGAATGTGCTCTTGCACCATCTCACCTAGTTTAAACATAATCATATCTGCTGGATATCTTACTGGCATAATCTCATAAGATTTTCTAGCACTATCCATTGCTTGATCATAATCATCACCGGTTGCCATACAACCTAATGCGTGGTCTTTTAGTTCTTCGAGACATTTCTCATAAACTTCTCCTTCAAAGTACATACCTTCTGCTAACATATTTGTATATGCTGATTTCAGCATAATATTTTTAGCATACATTGGGTCACGTTGAAAATATGTAGAATTTGCTTTGATATTTACAATATTTTCTTCAACTGATTTTAAATTTTCTTGAAGTTTTTTTAAAGAAGTCACTTCAACTTTATAACCATATTGCTCTTTAAGGTTAGAAGAAATTTTATCTAAATTCTCTAGATTACTATTTTTAAATTCTTTAACTAACATAATAGATTCCTTAATATATTGTAAGTATTTATCTATTATGCAAGTTTAAAAGATGTTTTCAGATAAACTCTCTATACTCATAATAGCAACATCTAGTTTTTCTGTGCTTACAGAGTGCTTTGCAACGTAGATATCGTACTTGTCATCGGTATATGGATCAGCATTTTCCATTAAATGCTCATACAGAGTAACTTCTGCCAAGGCACTTACATACCGTTTTTCTAAATTTAGAAGTCTTGAGATGGTAGCATCGTCTTCTGTAAATATTTGTGCATTTAACCCTGCGGCAATAAATCTAGCAACACCAACTAATAAAATACCAGAGTGTACATCATCGTCTTGTTTAACATTATAAACAGTATACGATTCGTCGTCTTCTATGCACCAATCGTACATTTCGTTAGAATTTACATAGTCTTCTATTAGATTTTCTAATAAACTAGATATAGTTTTTTTGTCTGACGTGTTTGTAAGCATTTGTACCATCCTTTAATTTTACTAATTTTACGATATCTCTTTGACGCATTTGGTCTAACAAATATCCTTCCCTTTCTGCCAATCCATTCTTTGCGATTGGGCCGAATTCTACTAACCTCTCAAATAATTGAGATTCTTGACTGTTTAAAAATGTTGTATAACCTTTACTGTTCTTTATACTTCTCATTTGTCGTAGATGCCTTTTCCTATTGCACCCTTTAAAGATGTATGCTTACTTTTCTTCTTTGAAGGCTTTCTTTTAATTATGTTTCCGCTGTTCATATTGTGCGCCACACTGGCTACTGCACCTGCACTAGTGGCTCCTGCACTAGCACTTTCTTCTATATTATAGTACATTTCAAATACTTTGTCAATGTCTTTTGCCTTCATAATACTATTTATTCTATTTAATGTAGTCTTTGAACTTCTTTTGCAATACTTTGAGCATCCTGATGCATCACTTTATCGTCTGGATGTAAAAAATATAAGTATCTAAACAAATCTTCTGGTTGAAAAATAAATTTTGTTTCAAATGCTTTTTCAACTTCTTGGGTAATTTGTCTTTTAATTAAATCTCCTAACTCCATTGTTTTTAACTGCTCTATAGATTCATCTACTGCCGCTACCAAGTCCTTGGAATGATTGTATGATTCAAGAACTGATTTTGCATCATCAGGTGATTTTGTCTCTTGTAACTTTCTAAAAAACTCATTAGTGGTTCCGACTCTTATAGGAAGTTTGTCTGCATAGGATCTAAATATTGCAACAAATGTTTTTATAATATCTATACTTTCACTAATTGATAAAGACTCATATGGTTTATCTGGTAATAGTTTTAACAAGTAAGTACTGCCTAAAAGTTTAACTACATCTTGGTGTGTCATTTTATCTAACACATCTTGTGGTGGGAAATCTGGATATAATTCGTCTTTTGCTAATCTACCCAGCAAGACATTTTTCTTTGTCTTTTGGTCAAAAGCAACAATCCTATTAGGATATCGTCTCATTAAACTCTGCCACAATCTTTGTGCAGATGGTGTTTGAGTGTAGTCCGAATATAATGGTACATTTTTCCAGGCACTAAAGGCTATGTATAGTTTTATTGCTCTGCCTTGTCCTTGTATGCTAGGATCTAGTGCTGTCGTTAAAACTTTGTATCCATCTTCATAACTTTCTAATGTTAGATATCCTAAAATTTCTTTTTTATACTGAGGACTGTTTGGATTATCTATGTGCTTTCTTCCTATTATAAAATCTTTAACTTTCTGTAAGAATGTTGCTTTTGGTGTATCCTCATAATTTACATTTTTTATGTAAAATATATATAATGTTCCATCTTTATACCAAACCTCTGTAGGACTTTGTATTGTGGGTATGGGTCCTAAACTTTTGCCTGCACTATAATCTCTTTCTGGATCAAAATCATACTTAGGTGTTGTGTTAGTTGTAGCCGTAGTATATGCGTTTGTAGGATCACCCTTAAAAGTGTCTGCATCTCTTTTGTATGGTGCTTCTAATAAACGATTAAGTTTGTTTTTCCACTGTTGCTCTATGCTTTCTGTCTGCTTACTGCTTTGTAATTCAGGCATTGCATTTAACTGTTCTACTGAAAGGTCAGATACTTTTAATACTGTAACTGTTTTGACTCCTAATCTATTTGCGGCTTCTAATCTGTGGTGACCATTTATTATTCTGTTGTCTTTATCTATTATTATAGGCTTGTCTTTGTATTTAGGATCTATATTTCCGTAAAAGTCATTCATTACTTTTCTAACTAAACCAGGTTTAAGATCCTTGTAGTCTTGGGAAGGCATTATTGAATCTGTACTAAAATCGTTTATTCTTGTATATTTTATTTTGTTTTTAATTAAGTCTGGTTCTTTGACTTGTACCATATCCTTTCTTGCTATGGGGTGTGCTGGGTTGGCAACTGCAATTTCATTTACAATATCTTCTTCCAACGAGTCTGCTAATCTTATAACACCACAAGCAACTCTATCGCCTGCATTACCTGTTTTTAAACTTTCGTCATCTCCGCCTTTGCCTAAGTCATCTTCGTCTTGATGTAAAACAAATGCTCTACCAACTACACTATATTCTCCTACTAGGTCTATTCTAGGAGCAATTATCTTAAATTTTGCAATACCATTTTGGTCTGCAACCACATTGCCTAAATCTCCTATGTGTCCTGATTTGATATCTCCGTGGTCAACACCGTGAGGGTTGTAATGTCCGCCTGCACTTTCACACCCCTTGCTGAGGTCACCAAATTCGTGTATATGAAATCCGTGTTTGCCTGGAGTTAGTCCTTTGAATATTCCCTTTATAACTGTTTCTTCATCAGGTTTTTGTGTTATTGTAGCATAACCTACGAAGCCATCTATTGACTTATGTTCAAATTCGCATACTGCTTTAACAGTTTCTTGTGCTTCTGTGACAGCATTTACTTTGTTGCATTGGCACTTCGACTCTTTTGTCCTAGGACATTTATCGACTACTATGCTTTTAAGTCTCAACTTATACTCCTAGGTTAATTTTTGTTACTTGTTCTTTTGGCATTCTGCTTTTTGCAAAATGTCTCACAATTTCTCTGGCGTCACTCTTTGCCCCGTACTTGGCATATAAGTCTTTAAATGCATCTAGCATTTCAGGTACGGGTAATGCCACAAAGGCTTTCATTTGTAGTTTATAATTGTTTACTGGGAATTCTGCAGACAGTATATCATTTATATCTTTGACTCTGTCTACTTCAGTCATCATTAATGATTCCCTGATTGCATTTGCTTTGAGTGTTAATTTTAATTTGTGTTCTAAATCTTCGTTTGCTTTCTTCTTGCCACCTTTCATATTAGCACACCAGTGGTACATTTTTGCTTTCTCGCCACTACTGTTTTTTGCTTTTTTGCGTAGACTGGTTACTGAACCTTTGCAACTTGCTCCACTACGTTTTACTCTGCCAGGACGACTTTTGCCTTTCACTTTGCCGTCAGCAAAGTTTTCTACATAATAACCTCGTTTGCTGTGATGATATAGTAATTCTTCTACATCATCATAGCCGTGTTTGTCTATATATTCTGTAGGATTTGTTTCTTCATCATTTACTAAGTAAATCTCATCTTTTGCAAAATGTTGGCTTTCGCCTTCATTTTTAAATATACGATAGTTCTTGCCGTCTTCGCTGGTTAAAAGGACACCGTCTTCTTGATCAATTGGTGCTTGAGTATTAAACTCTTCTGCGGCTCTTTCTGCTTCAGCATCTGAGAAGTAAGGTGGTGTACTATGTACACGATACTCACCTGGTGCGCCTTTGTTTATAGGAACAACCTCTCCTTCATTCTTTACACAGTTAGGTACACGTTTACCAAACATTGTTTTCATACCTTTCTTTTTGTAGCCTTTCCAACAACGTGTTCCTTCTAGCACTTTAGATTTACTTACTATAAGCAACTGCTCTTCTAAAGGCAGTTTATCAAATCTATCAAACACACTTTCTTGATTTTGTCTTGCCATATTCATTCTTGCTGATGCTAACACAGATTGAAAGTCATCGAAAGCACCCATACCACTATCTGGTGTATTTGCAAGTGTATCTAATACTGCATTTTGAAAACGTCTGTCATTACTTGCATTATTTAAAAATCCTACTAGGTCATTTACAGAACCTCTAGCCAAATAGTTCTGCATACCATTTCGCATCATTTCATCAAACTTAGGCCAACGGTTTCTTGCTAAATCGTAATCTGAATTAAATTCTTTTTC